GGATGCCGCGTCGGCAATTTCTGGGTAGCGGTGCGTAAATGGGCAACAGATATGCTTCTGGCAAGATTGCAATTGCCATTTGCGACATCTGCGGCTTTAGGTACAAGTTGCGGCAGTTAAGCGAACTTGTCGTCAAGACAAAACGCGTTAATAAGTTGGTATGTCCTGAGTGCTGGTCGCCTGATCATCCGCAGTTGCAGTTGGGTATGTATCCGGTTGACGATCCGCAGGCGCTGCGTAACCCGCGTCGAGACTCAACGTACGTAACTGCGGGCGTGAATTTGGCGGGCAACCCCACGGGTGGCTCAAGAGACATTCAGTGGGGATGGAATCCAGTAGGCGGAGCGAGCGGATTTGATGCGCCTCTCACTCCAAATTACTTGGTTGCTCTGACATCTGTTGGTACAGTAACGGTTACAACTACGTGAGGAATTATCATGGACGCTAAAGCTGCTGTGCATAAGCACGAAGCCAACATGCACCCTGGCAAGAAGCCGACTAAGTTTGCCAAGGGCGGCAAAACGAATCTTCAGATGAAGCAGCTTGGCCGCAACCTTGCCAAAGTTGCAAACCAGAAGAAGTCGTCGTTTACGTACAAGAAGTCTGGCCGGGGCAGCTAACATGGATAAGAAGCCAACCAAACTTCAGCCGTCTCCGGCGCCCAAGGTTGATCTCAAAAACAATGGGTATCCTGAGAAAAACGTAAAGTCGACGGGTATAAAGATTAGAGGTACTGGCGCTGCTACCAAGGGCGTGATGGCTCGCGGGCCGATGGCGTAAGCAATGAACTACGGCGAACTTCAGGCAAACATTCAGGACATCGTAGAGAATACGTTTCCTGCGGCTACTATTGCCATGTTCGTCCGTCAGGCCGAGCAGCGGATCTACAACTTCATTCAGTTCCCTGCACTTCGCAAGAACGTGACTGGGAACATGACTATCAACAACAAGTACCTAGCGGCGCCGTCGGACTTTCTGTCGGTGTACTCCATAGCGGTTATTAAAACCAATGGCGAGTACGTGTACTTGTTGAACAAGGATGTGAACTTTATCCGCGAAGCATACCCAAGCCCGACCGCCACCGGCCTGCCAAAGCACTATGCAATATTTGGTCCGGGGTACTCAGAGGTAAATGAGCTGTCGTTCATCTTGGGGCCAACGCCTAATCTTGGCTACGGGGTCGAGCTGCATTACTACTACTACCCAGTGTCGATTGTGCAGTCAGCGATTGCAACATTTGGCGCGTTGACCGGCGGCTCAGGGTATGTCAATGGAACGTACTTTGATGTGCCGTTAACGGGCGGATCGGGGCAGGGCGCAACAGCCAAAGTAGTCGTGGCTGACAATACAGTAACGTCGGTGGCAATTACCAATCCTGGCGTTTATTACGCGGCTGGCAACGTGCTTGGTATTGACGCAAGCAATGTTGGCGGAACGGGCGCAGGCTTTTCCATCCCAATTGCCACGGTTAACAATGCAACGGGTACGTCGTGGTTGGGTGATAATTTTGACTCGGTGCTATTGAACGCGGCTTTGGTTGAAGCGGCGAGGTTCATGAAGGCCGAGCCAGAAACAATTGCAAATTACGACAAGCTATTTGCGGATGCTGCGGCTCTGGCGAAGATGTTGGGCGATGGCAAGCAGCGCATGGACGCGTATCGTGATGGTCAAGTTAGGGTGCCTGTGCGGTGAGTACAATTATTCAAACGCAAACAACTAGCTTCAAAGCTGAGTTGCTTCAAGGCATCCATGATTTGCTGACGGATACGCTTCGCATAGCGTTATACACCGCCAATGCAAATCTCAATGACGCAACTGTCGCATACACTACGGCCGCCGAAGTAGTGGGCTCTGGTTATACGGCAGGCGGTCAAATATTGACAGTTGCGGGCGGTGCAATCAATACGTATGGTTATACTGCATACGTCAACTTTAACAACGTGTTGTGGTCCCCGGCATCATTTACTGCGCGTTGTGCTTTGATCTATAACGCGAGTAAGATCAATCCTAGCACTGGTACGGGCAGGTCAATTGCCGTTTTAGACTTTGGCTCGGACAAGATTGCAACAAACACATTCCCAATCACCATGCCGCAAAACACGGCGACTACGGCGTTAATACGCTTATCTGTTTAAGAGGCAGCCATGAACTTGGAAAAAGCTCAATCAACTGACGTCGTGTCGTCAGCAATGGTATGCAACGGCGGTGCCGACGCTAAGGTTCGTGGTGGCGGCGTGTTTCGTGCCGAGTGCAAAGACAAAGATGGCAATCTAAAGTGGGTTGCCGAGTCAAGCAATCTTGTGGTCAACCAAGGCCTGCAAGATATGAACACCCAATACTTTAAGGGCGTGACGTACAGCGCATCTTTTTTTCTGGGCCTAATTACTGGTCCCGCCGCAAGCACGACGTTTGCTGCTGGCGACACGCTTGCCACACACTTAGGCTGGACCGAGTTCACGGATTATTCCGGCACTCGCAAAGCCATGACGTTTGGCACGGCAAGTACGGCTGACCCGTCAGTCATCTCGAACACCGCATCTCCTGCAAGCTTTGCAATTACAGGCGCGGGCGGGATTGTGGCTGGCGCTTTCCTTTGCACGGTAGCTTCTGGCACGTCTGGCGTGCTGTTTTCGGAAGCCGACTTCCAGTCGCCCGGCGATAGAACTGTGGTATCAGGCGATACGTTGAATGTGACGTATACCTTCAGCCTTGATGCGCTGTAAGGCATGTTGTGTTTGGCGGTAGCTCGTTTGCAGCCGCTCCTTTTGCGGATATAGGCGCCGGAGCAACATACAACGTTAGCGTTGTTGTTTCGGCGTCTGCCAGTGACGCCACAAGTGCGTTTGCGATTTTTATCAGCAACGCGTCTGAATCTGCACAGGCTAGCAAGTCCCTCGCGGTTGCAGCGTCGATATTTAACGCAGCCGCCCAAGATTTGGCGACGGCGCAAGACAATATTGCATCGCAAGTTGTGTTTGTGTCGTCTGTCGCAGACACAGCATCTGCTTCTGACACAACATCGTCGGCTGTTAATTTTGCGGTATCCGTTGCCGACGCGGCGGAAGCAGCCGATACAAGCGCAGCTAGCGTTGTGTTTGTCAGCAACGCAGCGGAGTCTGCGACGGTTGGAGACGTTGTATTTTCCGCCGCAGACTTTGGTTCCAATATTGCAGAAGACGGGACCGCCCAAGACTCTGTGTCTGCGTTGGCGGATTTCAGGTCAACTGTTAGTAACTTGATAGTCGCTAACGATCAGGCTGATGCTGCCGCTACGTTTATTACTAGCATCAGCGATCAAGCCCAGGGAACAGACGCTGCGTCATCTAGCGCTGACTTTAATGCAGCGGTAGTTGATCATGGCCGTGTATACGTAATCTTTAACACCCAAGTAAATTTTGCGGTCAATGTAATCGAAGACACGCGAATTAGCGACGCGACTAGCGCCCAAGTTCAGTTTGTAGCGAATATTGACGAACAGACTTCGGCGCTCGACGATGTAAGCGCGACCGGCACATATTTCGTTGTCGTCAACGAAAACGCGGTGGCGTATGACCAAGCATCGGCGCTTGCCGTCTTTGCATCCAATATTGCAGAGGCTAGTAGTGCGTTGGACGTTGCGGTGGTGGCGCCGTCAATATTTAACGCGGTGGTGTCAGACGCATCGCGAACGGCAGACAATGTTGTTTCATCTGTCGTGTTTTATGCTACCGTCACAGAAGGTGTGCGGCTTACAGATACGTTGTTTGGTCGGTATCTTTGGGAGCCCATAGATGACGATCAGGTGCCGGCGTGGGGTACTATAAACAACAATCAAAGCGTAACATGGGCGGCAGTTAACGATAGTCAGAGTCCTGCGTGGACCGGGGTGACAACTAACGCCACATCATGGGTAACAATCGACAATACACAGGGCTCCGTGTGGGTCGACATTAACATTCAAAATTGAGAGTCTGAACATGGCGCTTGTTGTCAAAGACAGAGTACGTGTAACCACTACTACGACTGGCACGTCAGACTTTTCACTCGGATCAGCGGTTACCGGGTATCAGTCATTTAGCGTAATTGGCAACAACAACACGACGTACTATGTCGCGGTAGATCCTTCAACCGGCGACTGGGAGGTGGGGGTTGGCACGTTTTTATCTGCCGGGCCCACGCTCACACGCGACACAATATTGGAATCCAGCAATGCAGGCAGCAAGGTTGTGTTTGCCGCTGGCACCAAAGATGTATTTGTTAGCTACCCAGCGGAACGTGCTGTTTATCTAAATGCTGCGGGTTCAGCAGTTGATGTTCTGGATATTGGCACGCTAGGTACAAGCACGGCCAACATTAGTAACGCCAACATTACTGCTGGCACAGTGGCGACTACGCCAACTTCTGCCACGGACATTGCTAACAAAACTTATGTCGATACGATTGCATCGTCTGGCATTACGTATCACACCCCGGTCAAGTATGAAGTTCCTAACACGACTGGCAACTTAAACGCCACATACAACAATGGCGTGGCTGGTGTTGGGGCAACGTTAACGAATGCGGGAACCAAAGCGGCGTTTGCGCCAGACGGACCTACTGCACAAGTAGGTGACCGTATTCTAGTTTACAACCAGACCAATGCGTTTGAGAACGGCATCTACGAAGTAACGACAGTTGGCACGCCAGACCCAGGCGGCACAAATTGGGTTCTTACTCGTACATCAGACGCAAATTCGTACGGGGTTAAAGATCCTAACAAGCTTGGTAATGGCGACGCATTTTTTATCACGTCCGGCAATACGGGCGCTGGTGAAACGTATGTGTGCAATACGGTTGGCACAATCACGTTTGGCACGACGGCCATTACGTTTGTACAGGTCAGTGATGCAACGTTGTACACCGCCGGGACTGGGTTAACTCTTTCAGGAACACAGTTCAGCATCACCCCGGTAGGCACCGCTGGTACGTATGGCTCGGCATCGCAAGTGCCTGTAATTGTGACCAACGCCAGCGGACAAGTGTCCGGCGTTACAAACACTGCGATTGCCATTACTTCCGGGGCGGTTTCGGGTTTAGCGGCGTCTGCAACTACGGACACAACTAATGCAGCCAACATTACATCGGGCACGTTACCTATTGCGAGGCTTTCGGGATCTTATACAGGGATTAGTGGAGTTGGCACTCTTACTGTTGGCACTTGGAACGCTGGCACTATTGGCGTTAGCTATGGCGGCACCGGTCTTACTTCATACGCTGTGGGAGATTTGCTATACGCAGATACAACGACGTCGCTCGCTAAGCTAGCAGATGTTGTTGTTGGCAATGCGCTGATTTCTGGCGGCGTTGGCACGGCTCCGTCGTGGGGCAAGATTGGGTTAACGACGCATGTATCCGGCACCCTGGGTGTGGCTAATGGCGGTACTGGAGCGGCAACGTTAACCGGCTATGTATATGGCAATGGTACGAGTGCATTTAGCGCATCGACAACCATACCAAATGCAGCCACCACTGCAACCAGTACCAATACTGCAAGCGCAATCGTTGCGCGGGACGCATCTGGAAATTTTGCTGCTGGGACTATTACGGCTGCATTATCAGGTAATGCAACATCTGCAACATCTGCAACATCTGCCACCACGGCTACAAATTTAGCAAGTGGAAGCGCAGGGACGATTCCATACCAGTCAGCAGCCTCAACAACAGCAATGTTAGCTGCTGGCACATCTGGCCAATATTTGAAGTCCAACGGGGCAGCAGCGCCATCTTGGGATACTTTGCCTGCGATTGGTAACGGCACGTTAACGATGAACGTGTCCGGCACCGGTTTGTCTGGTTCAACAACGTTTACGGCCAATCAGTCGGGCAATAGTACATTTACTGTCACATCTAACGCCACCAGCGCCAATACGGCATCCACGATTGTTTCTCGGGATGCTTCTGGCAACTTTATTGCCGGAATAGTTACCACTGCCTGGGGCGGGTATGCGTTGCCGGATACAGGGGCGTCGACGCAATGGATTTATCTGGGGCGCTGGTCTGGGATGACCCAGGCCGGGGCCAAGCTTCAAATCAAAATTGTTGCTGCCGCTGGGTATAACGCCAGTATTGCACAAAATTGTTTGACGGAAATTTACTTCAAGACGTCCAACGGATCATCGTTTCAAGCTGGGAGCACAGGTAACTTTTTTGCAGATGGTCAGGCATGGAGAACTGGACCTAACGCTACCACGCCCTCAACAATCCGAGTAGTGCAAACCAACACTACTACATATGATATATACGGTAATTTTGCCACTTATAGCGGTGTAAATTCATTTTATACAGTTAGCGTGGCCAATGGGTCGTGGACGAATTATTCAACAACATCCGTCGCCCCGGCGGGTAACTTTATAGACCTGCCGGTATACCAAGTCTTAGACAGCAGCAACTACAACACCTATGCTCCAACGTTAACCGGAACTGGCGCTTCGGGAACCTGGGGTATAAACATCACTGGTAACGCAGCTACTGCTACTACAGCGAGCAACGTTAACAATGGAACGTTAACGCTAGGAACATCTGGTACCGGAATCTCTGGATCGGCAACGTTTACTGCTAACCAGTCCGGCAATGCAACATTCACAGTTACATCCAACGCGTCTAGCGCTAATAACACTGGGGCAATTGTTGCGCGAGATGCGTCTGGTAATTTCGCTGCCGGAACGATTACGGCCAATTTAACGGGCACCGCAACTACGGCGACAAATTTAGGTGCGGGTGCCGCAGGGTCGATCCCATATCAAACCGCTGCCAACGCAACTGCAATGTTGTCTATTGGCACGGCGGGGCAGTATCTAACAGTTGGCGGCGCAGGGGCTCCTGTTTGGTCAACCTTCCCCACCATAGGCGGCGGCACCCTGACAATGGGCGTGTCTGGCACTGGACTATCTGGCTCCGCGACATTTAATGCCAATCAGTCCGGTAACGCGACGTTTACCGTCACGTCAAACGCGACAGATGCAAACACTGCGTCTACTATTGTTGCTAGAAACGCGTCGGGCAATTTTTCTGCTGGAACGATTACTGCATCTTTGTCGGGTAATGCAACATCTGCAACAACAGCTACAAACTTAGCTGGTGGTAGCGCCGGGACTGTGCCATATCAGTCTGCTGCTGGCACAACAGCAATGTTGGCTGCCGGTACGGCTGGACAGTATTTACAGTCAAACGGCGCCGCAGCGCCTAGTTGGGCAACCTTGCCCACTATAGGCAATGGCACTCTAACTCTTGCCGTGTCTGGCAATGGTCTGTCAGGTTCGGCTACGTTTACCGCAAACCAAAGCGGCGGCGCAACATTCACAGTTACGTCTAATGCAACGGCAGCTAATACCGCAAGCACCATTGCATATCGGGATACAAGTAGCGGTTTTGCTATCGGGTATCTAAATAACAATACTTGGTACACCTATAACGACAATGATCGTAATGCGAACAGTGCAACGTACTATCCAAATGCGTCCACAAGAGCTGTACGGTATTTCTTTGCCAATTCAACCACGACCGGAACGGGCGGCAACTACGCAGGCGTTTTACAGTTCAATCCTTGGACTGGAACCACTGCTAGCACTGGCGATGCGTCATACCAACTAGCGTTTGGATCAACTGCTGCCAATAATGGTGGCATACCACAGCTAAACATTCGTAAAGGTATCGATACCACATGGAATAGCTGGTACACGATACTGCACTCAGGTAACTACAACAGCTACAGCCCAACATTATCCGGCGCCGGGGCAAATGGCACGTGGGGCATAAATGTTACCGGGTATTCCGCTAATGTATTGAATGCAGTAACGTTTAATAACGGTGGAGCTGGCGGAGCCTCGGGCTCTACCTTTAATGGCAGCTCTGCATTGACTGTAAGCTACAACACAGTAGGTGCGCCAAGTACAACTGGCACAAATGCAAGCGGCACCTGGGGCATTAGCATTACAGGTAATTCGGCAACCGCAACAACGGCGACGACAGCAGATGCGCTAAATATTTCCAATAATTATCGTGTTAATTCTATTGGTGTGGGTGCAGCCGCCTCGGGCACGGCGGGTCGCATTAATGCAACTACTGGCGTATTTACACCGGGTACGCTTGGTGTCTCAACAGGTCTTACAGTTGTTAATGGTGACATTACGGCGTATAGGACCGGCGGCACGACAGGGGTTATTTATCTGTCAAGCTCAGGCAGTCATTACCTGTATTGGGACAGTTTTAATTATTTGCTGGGGGGTAATATTGCTCTGACTGCGGCAAATTACAACTCATATTCCCCCACTTTAACGGGCACTGGCGCGTCTGGTACATGGGGCATCAATGTGACGGGCACGTCTGCCAACGTTACAGGCACGGTCGCAGTTGGCAATGGTGGCACCGGGCTAACGTCATGGACGGCTAGTGGGATTGTGTATGCGTCAGCGACCAATGCGCTGGCAAACACAAGCAACTTTGTTTACGACGCAACCAACATTCGTTTGGGTGTTGGTGGCACGCCTACTACACGCATTCATTCAATTGGCACCGGAGTGTCAGGCTCCATGATTTTGGAGTCAACTGGGACGCTCAATTCACAAACAACGATATTTTCGTTTTCGCGAAGCAACACAACAGCAATGTTAGCGCAGACGGTTGGGGCGTTGCAGTGGACGCGTAAACTAACTGACGCTACCGATAATTTGGCAGGATCAATTAGTCTTTCTGGGAACAATACCGCCGGATCGCAAACGGCCAATATGACTATAGAAGCGCTGACAAGCGTTGCGCTTCGCACAGGCGGCACTACACGAGCAACGGTATCCAGCACAGGCATGGTAGTGCCGTTAGACCTTCAGGCGTCAACGTTTAACGGCGGACAGATGTCTGGTTTCCGCAATATGGTGATCAATGGCGGCATGGTCATTGATCAGCGAAATAACGGAGCTGCGGTTGTATATACAGCTGCTACACAAACATATGTAGTAGATAGGTTTGGATGCTTTGGAACGTTAGCCGGAAAATTTACGATTCAAAGAAACCAAGGGTCTGTTACTCCTCCAGCGGGTTTTTCTAATTATCTGGGAGTCACATCATCTGCCGCCACCACCCCAGGAGCAACAGATCTTTATGCGCTGTTCCACAAAATTGAAGGGTTTAATTTTTCCAGGGCTTCATTTGGAACTGCGAACGCACAGTCGCTTATCCTCTCATTTTGGGTGCGCAGTTCAATAACCGGAACGTTTGGCGGCGGGTGTTTTAATTCGGCTGCAAACAGAAACTATGTGTTTTCGTATTCAATATCCACCGCCAATACATGGGAGCGCAAATCTATAACTATCCCCGGATACACGACGGGAACGTGGTTAACAGACAACGGCGTTGGTTTTCAATGGTGGACGGATTTGGGATCGGGATCCTCAAATAGAGGAGCAGCCGGATCATGGACGACGAACGTATTTTATGGAGTAACTGGCGGAGCCAGCATTGTTGGCACAAGCGGAGCTACATTTTATATAACCGGAGTTCAACTGGAAGTAGGTACTGCGGTAACGCCGTTTGAACATCGCAACGTCGCAACAGAATTTTCCATGTGCCAACGATATTACGAAGTTGGGTCAGATATTAGCCTTTGGTCTGGATATGCGGTCAATGGAAGCACGTACTATTCCTTGTGTAGATTTGCTACGACAAAACGCGCCAGTCCGACGGTGGTGTCGACTTATGTAGCAGCGGCGGGGTTTCCGGCAACGGCACCCGCCACACTGGCGAACCGCTCCGATCAATTTTGGGCGTCCGCAGTTTGTAATGTAACGTCCAATGGCGGGTATTTCCAGTTCTCTTGGACGGCTAATGCGGAGCTATAGAGATGTATCAAATAATGTTCAATGCAATTACTGGGCAGTCGGATACTGTGAAACGTTTAAGCGACAACGCCTATATCCCTTTTGATACGGCCAACCGCGACTACGAAATGTATTTACAATGGCTTGCCGAGGGCAATCAGCCCTTGCCGGCAGACAACCCACAGAGGAGCGAAGCATGAACGAACTCAACCTTAGCTTGACCCTGGACGAACTGAACATTGTGATGAACGGTCTGGGTAAGCTGCCGCTTGAAACGTCCATGAATGTATGGGGCAAGCTTCGGACGCAAGCTGAAAAGCAGCTGAACCCGCCGCCAGCAGAAGAGCTAAAGAATGAATGAAGACGACAAAGACGTTGCTGCGCTAGGCTTTATTGTCGCGGTAGTTGGCTTTACAGTTGTCTTGCTGATTGCCATTCTATGATTGACATCCATAAAACCATTGGAGCCGTCGCTGCGAGCATAGCTGCCCTGGGGGGTGGTTATACGCTATTTGACAAGTTTGGATGGTTTGAGAAGCCGATCATTGAGTGGGCGCCAGACCACTTCCAAGTCAAAGACGCCAAGGTTGGTGAACCAATTGAGGTGACGGTAGCTCGGATCAAGAAGCGTGATGACTGCTCGGTAGAGTCGTTTATCCCAGCGATTCGTGACGGCAAAGGCGTGGTTCGTGAAGCGGTGCCCTCAAACTCAAAGTTCTCTGGGCCTGCTGGGCCAGAAGTGGATACGTTCACCTACTTCTTGACGCTCAAAGAAGATCCTGCGCCGGGTAAAGCAACATTGCTTGCCACGATCAAGTATAAATGCCCAGAAGGTGAGCGCGTAGTCACGTACCCACGGCACAAGAACCTGTCCTTCATGTTGGAGAAATAGATGGCACCCCTACTGGCAGGCATAGTTTCTTCTCTCATACAGAACAACCTGCCCAAGGTTGCGCAAGCAGTTGTTGACAAGGGTCTGGATTACGTCCAAGAGAAGACCGGTATTGAGTTGAAGCCTGACATGAGCCAGGAAGAGGTCAAGGCTTTGCGTGAAGCGGCTCAGAAGCACGAAGAGTTTAAGATCGAGCAGGCAAACAAGAATACTGCTGATGCTCGGGCTATGCAGGTGGCGGCGCTTCAGCAGGACGATAAGTTCTCTAAGCGTTTCGTAATGTACTTGGCTACCTTCTGGTCGCTGACGGCGGTGGCTTACATCTTCCTGATTACGTTCACGAACATCCCCGAACTCAACGTCCGGTTCGCAGACACAATATTGGGATTTTTGCTGGGCACAGTGGTGGCGACGATCCTGAACTTTTTTCTTGGGTCGAGCGCTGGATCTAAAGAGAAAACCGAAGCTTTGACGGCGGAGCTAAAACATGATCGCTAACTGGGACTTTGCATTTACCAAGATGATCGGCCACGAGGGCGGGTTCACTGACGATCCGCGAGATCCTGGGAATACGCTGCCAGATGGTCGACCGGGCTGTACGAACCTTGGTGTAACGCAACGCGCCTGGGAAGCCTATGTTGGCAAACAAGTGACGCATGACGAAATGAGAGCGCTTACGCCAGCGACGGTCAAACCCTTCTACAAAACACAATATTGGGATAAAGTACGTGGTGATGAGCTGCCACACGGGGTAGACTACGTGGTCTTCGATACGTGTGTTAATTCCGGCCCAAGCAGGGCGACTAAGATGCTGCAAGAGGCGTTAGGCGCCAATCCTGATGGCATTTTAGGCCCCATGACGCTGATGGCTGTGCGCGCGGTCCAACCAGATGCGTTGGTTTCTGATTTCTGTGAGCGCCGTTTAGCGTTTATGAAAAGCCTCCCAAGATGGGATACATACGGCAACGGCTGGGAACGCCGCGTACAAGAAACAGAGAAGTACGCCCTAGGCCTAGTGCCCAAGGATAATTGACATGCCAAGCACTTACTCCCCAAGTCTCAAGATTCAGCTGATCGCCGTTGGCGACGAGACCAACCAGTGGGGCTCGATTACCAATACAAACTTTCAGTATGCCCTTGAAGAGGGGATTACTGGCTACGCAGACGCTACGTTCCCGGTCGACGCAAACTATGCGTGGGGCGCTGGCTATGTAAACTCAAACGGCGCTCAAGAGCAGCGCAACCTTGTGATTCGCGTGCTTGGGACGATCTCGGCTACTCGCGAATTCATTGTTCCGACGATTGAGAAACAGTACATCATCTTCAACAATACGGTTGGCGGCCAAGCAATATTGGTCAAAACGTCGGGCGGCACCGGCGTAACCATACCGAACGGCGTGCGCATGCACGTCTTTGTTGACGGGGTAGATGTTGTCCAAATGGACAACTATGATGTTACGCGGACCATTGGGTCGTTGACGTTAACAACTGCTCTGCCCATAGCATCTGGCGGGACGGGCGCTGCAAATGCGCCGGCAGCTCGAACCAATCTTGGATTGGCTATTGGTACGGACATTCCAAGCCCTACGGGAACCGGGGCCTCCGGCACCTGGGGGATTAGCATCACTGGGAATGCGGCGACGGCTACGACGGCTACGACGTCTGGCAACGTGACCGGCACGGTGGCTATAGCAAATGGCGGAACTGGAGCGACGACGGCGCCAAATGCCCGGACCAATCTTGGATTAATTATTGGCACAGATATTCCGTCGCCTACGGGAACTGGTGCTTCTGGAAACTGGGCAATCAACGTTACGGGCACCTCTGCCAATGTGACCGGGACTGTTGCTATTGCTAATGGCGGAACTGGAGCGACGACAGCGCAGTTGGCTATCAACGCTTTGGCCGGGGCTACCACGGCTGGACAATATTTGCGTGGCAACGGCACCAATATTGTTATGTCGGCTATTCAGGCTGCGGACGTGCCAACGCTCAATCAGAGTACAACCGGCACCGCTGCTAACGTTACCGGAACTGTAGCAATTGCTAACGGTGGCACTGGCGCTACTACGCAACAAGCCGCTATGACCGCGCTAGCTGGAGCAAACACAGCAGGGCAATATTTGCGCGGTAATGGCACCAATGTGGTTATGTCCGCGATTCAAGCAGCGGATGTGCCCACGCTAAACCAAAACACGACTGGCACAGCGGCCAATGTAACAGGCACGGTTGCAATTGCAAATGGAGGCACCGGACAAACGACGGCAACCGCAGCAATCAATGCGTTGTTACCAAGTCAGGCCAGCCAAAATGGCAAGTATCTGACAACCGATGGAACGAATACGTCATGGGCAACAGTTTCGGGTGGTGTAACAACTTTTTCTGCTGGCACTACAGGGTTTACCCCTAGCACAGCAACATCTGGTGCGGTCACGCTAAGCGGCACGTTGGCTGTCGCTAACGGTGGAACGGGCGTTACAACATCCACAGGTTCTGGCGCCAATGTGCTTGGCACATCCCCGACCATTACAGATCCAAAAATTGCGCAATCTATCAATACACAGACAGGAACTTCATATACAGCGGTTCTTGCAGATAGCAACAAGGTCATTACGCTAAGCAACAGTTCAGCGATTACGTTTACCATCCCATTAAGCACCTCGGTAACGTTTCCGATTGGAACCAGCCTAAACGTCGCCCAGCTTGGGGCGGGTCAGGTTACGATAGCTGGGGCTGGTGGCGTTACTATTTTTGGTATCGGCACCAAAATTGCCGCGCAATATGGGGCTGCAACGGCAATCCAAATAGCACCCGATCAATGGTTGTTGGTTGGGAATTTGACGACATGATTCAGTTTGGAATTACCGCCAGTTCTCTGCCATCTGGCGTGCCGGGGGCCGTATTTGCCGTCGGCGATGACAGCGTAAAAGCTAGAGCTTGGTATTGGGCGGGGTCCTTTTTTGGCGCCAAATATACAGACCCGTCAACTGCTGCGTTAAAAGATTCGTATGCCATAGACATCACATCAGCCAATGATAATGTCGCAATTGGTATGCAATATTCCAATTATTTAATTGCATTTCCTTTTAATTTATCCACGGGGTGGGGGGCCAAATATGCAGATCCTGCAACATTGCCATCCCTTGGTGCAACACGTATAAAATTTAATCCGAGCGCATCTGCGGTGGCCGTGACGGGCGCCCAGGTTCCCAAAGTATGGGCATGGTCTGGCAGCGGATTTGGCTCCCAATTTAGCGATCCTAGTTCATTAGGCCTTATAGACAACACGCAAGACGTAGCATTCTCCCCTGCAAATGATGCAATAGTAGCGGTGGGAACGTCGTCGTCATCTTCATACATTGCGGCATGGGCGTGGTCGGGCAGTGGATTCGGCGCAATCAAATCAAATCCGTCAAGCCCGCCAACGGCCCTTACGCGATCCGTTGCGTTTGTAAATGATGGCAGCGCTGTGGCCGTTGGATTTGACGCGTCACCGTTTATTCATGTGTACGCATGGTCCGGCGGCGCTTTTGGCGCAAAGTTTTCCAATCCGTCAACGTTGCTTACATCAGCGCCGATGGCGATTGAATTTAACCCGGCTCGCACGGCGGTGGCGGTTGGTCAAATTGCATCTCCTTACCTGGGTGCATATGAATGGTCGGGCAGCGGGTTTGGAGCAAAATATGCCAATCCGTCTAACGTTCCGACAGACTTTGTGCGCAGCATATCGTTCAACTCTACAGGCGAGTGGCTGGCAACAAGTAATTCGTCTACCAATTATTTGACCGTGTATCAGTTTTCTGCCGCAACAGGATTTGGAGGCGTTCGACGTCCGCCCCTTGCGCAACAAGTATTAACCAGAGGAACGGTATTTACCAAGTGAGGACATAATGACCAAAGTTGAAATGTTGACGCAAGCGAAAACCATGCGCGAACAGGAAATTTTTGAATATCAAATTAATATTGACAACTTCAAAATTGCATTACAAAACATAGCTGCGATGCCTGCCGAAGAACGTCAAAGCGTCAGCGAGTTTGAGGCGCAGCTTTCTAAACTTTTAAACGACAATTTGCGCGAACAGAAAAAGGCGCAAATTATGCTTGACGCGATTAATGCGCAATTGTAAGAACGGCTATGACGCTCAAGAAACTTGTACTCAAACCCGGCGTCAACCGGGAGAACACGCGGTATACCATGGAGCAAGGTTGGTATACCAGCGATAAGGTACGGTTTCGTCAGGGCACGCCCGAAAAGATTGGCGGGTGGACCCGATTGTCGCAGTATGAGTATCTTGGGGTCTGCCGCGCATTGTTTTCTTGGGCGGCGCTGGATTCCAATGTGTGGACAGCGGTTGGCACCAACCTTAAGTTTTACGTAACGCTGGGTACGCAATACTATGACATCACGCCCATCAGGTCGACGACCCCAGCGGGCGCGGTAACGTTTTCTGCGGTAACGGTTTCTCCGTATAGCTCAACCATTACCGTCACGGACGTTGCGCATGGCGCATTGATCAATGACTTTGTGACGTACAGCGGCGTTGCCGTGGGCGGCCTGGGTGGCAACATTACGCAGGCTGTGCTTGAGCAGGAATATCAAGTAGCACAAGTCATTGATCAAGATACATACACCATTATTGCCAAAGACCCGACCACAGGTTTGCCGGTTACGTCCAACGCTTCAGATACCGGGAATGGTGGAGCGACGGTAATAGCCGCTTATCAAATTAACACTGGGAGCGCAATTGCGACCGTGCCTAGCCCAGGGCCGTCAGCGTCTTGGGGTTTGGGTAGCTGGGGTTCAGGCCCGTGGGGCGGCGGCGCTAACGTTGTGTTGCCGTTGCGCGTATGGAGCGAAGGCAACTTTGGCGAAGACCTAATCTTTGGGCCGCGTGGCGGAGGCATGTACTACTGGGACACAAGTCTTGGTACGAATGTGCGAGCGGTTGCGCTGGATGGAATTCTGGGTTCTGTTGATGTCCCGACGGTTCAGAACTTCATTCTAATCTCTGACATCTACAGATTTGTCTTTGCGTTTGGCTGCAACGACTATGGTCTGACAACTCAAGATCCAATGTTGATTAGGTGGTCTGACCAAGAAAACGCCATCAATTGGGAGCCGTCGGCTACTACGCAGGCTGGAAGTCTCCCATTGTCTCGCGGATCAGAGATCATCACAGCCATCCAATCACGGCAAGAGATTGTGGTATGGACGGATACTGCGGTCTATTCATTGCAATATTTAGGCGCTCCCGAAGTGTGGGGAGCTCAGCTTCTAGGCGACAATATTTCTATCGCTGGCCAGAATGCGGTAGCTTTTTCCAATGGCGTTGCATTTTGGATGGGCGTAGACAAGTTCTACCGGTATGACGGTCGAGTTCAAACATTGCGATGCGACCTCCGGCAGCATGTGTTTGGCGACATCAATTTGTTGCAGTTGGGGCAGGTATGCTCAGGGACCAACGAAGGCTTTAACGAAGTTTGGTGGTTCTATTGCTCTGCAAATTCCACTGTTGTAGACCGGTACGTGGTGTATAACTATTTAGAAGACATTTGGTACTACGGGTCACTTGGTCGCACCGCGTGGATTGATTCTGGGCTGAGGCCGTATCCGTTGGCCGCAACGTATAGCAACAATCTTGTCGAGCATGAATACGGTGTTGATGACAATCAAACGGACGTGACTTTGCCGATTGTTGCAACGATTGAGTCGGCTGAATTTGACTTGGATGACGGTGACAAGTTCATGTTCATTCGCCGGGTTCTGCCAGATATTACGTTCCGTGGATCGACGGCGAATAACCCATCTGGGGAGTTGTCACTGATTCCCATGCAGAACTCCGGTTCGGGCTATAACAATCCGCGTTCGGTTGGCGGGTCAAGTAATGCTGGCGTGGTGCGTAGCGCTACAGTTCCGATTGAGCAGTTTACTGGTCAGGTCTATATTCGGGTTCGTGGGCGACAGGTTATTGTGAAGTTTGAGTCGTCGGATGTTGGCGTAGCATGGCAGCTTGGTTCGATGAGGCTTGACATGCAGCCTGACGGGAAGCGAGCATGACGCTGATTGTCACGACAGACTATGAGCTGCAAAAGATAGCTCCGCCCGCCCTGCCGCAAGCCACCCCGATTTATTCCCAGGCGTATCAGGATCAGTTCAACAATGTTCTGCGTCTGTACTTCAACCGACTAAACAACATTCTGAGCCAGCTCATGGCAATTGACACGTCTATTCCGATTTCCTTCCCGCCGACCGCACTGGATGCGTTTGGCCGGCAGCGTGTTAGTCAGCCATATACGCTCTTCGATAGCCAAAACCGATATGCCGCTGACAACCAATTTGACGTGGCTGTCACGGGGACGGGGGTTGCTACATACTTGCCCAACGAAGCAGCGGTCAAGATGGAAGTTACGGGCGCCGGCGCTGGGTCGGTAGTGCGGCAGAGCTATCGTTCGTTCCCGTATCAGCCCGGCAAGGGGCTGTTGGTGTTGGCAACATTTGTGATGGATGGAAGCCAAAACCTAAATTTGACGCAGCGGGTTGGTTACTACAACGCACAAAACGGTGTCTTCTTCCAGCGCATTGATGGCACGTATTCGTTTGTCCTACGTTCGTATGTAACCGGATCGGTGTCAGATGCGCGGACGGTTAACCAATCTAGTTGGAACGGCGACAAACTGGATGGTACTGGCCCATCAGGGTTAACCCTAGATCCCAGCAAAGCTCAAATATTGTGGATGGATTTTGAGTGGCTGGGTGTTGGCTCGGTGCGATGCGGCTTCATCATCAACGGTCAGTACATTGTTTGCCATACGTTTGAGAATGCCAACGTCATTGCCAACGTGTACATGACGACTGCAATATTGCCTGTGCGGTACGAGATTGTCAGTACGGCGGCGGTTGCTGCGTCCATGAAAGCGATCTGTTGCTCGGTGGTTTCAGAGGGCGGCTTTGAGCAAACGTCGATTGATCATGTTGCGCGGCGAACGACAATCTTAGGCACAATAAGCACGACATTCCTGCCGTTGGTGTCGATTCGTTTGGCCTCCGGCAGGCTGGGCGCGGTAGTGCTGCCAAATCGCATTCAGATGCTCCCCACCACAAGCCAAAACTATGAGATTGCGTTGGTCAAAAATCCAACACTGACGAGCGCGTCTTGGGTGGCGGTGCCAACAGATTCCAATGTTGAGTACGATGTATCTGCGACAGCAATGACAGGCGGCAGCATTGTGCAAACCGATTACGTTACGGCATCAGGATCTGGTGGCGTTGGCAATACAAGCGAGCCTACCGGTTATAACTGGGATTTGCAGTTAGGGGCTAGCATTGCTGGCGTGAGCGACATATACACGTTGGGAGTGCGCGTGGTGTCTGGGGCTACAACCGGCGACGCTGTTGGGTCGCTTTCGTTCTACGACTTGACGCAGTAATTAGGACGCGCCGACATGGGCTGGTTGAAAGATCGATTAAAAGACGCTGGGGACTTTTTTTTCCACGGTGGCCTTGAAGATGACATCAAGGAGCTAGGTCGTTCCATTGACGATAGCGTTCATTCGCTTGGTCGGCGCGTTGAAGACACGATCAAGGGATTTGCAAAGCAGATTGAAGACGATCCGCTTAAAGCGGCGGCGTCTGCGTTAGCTATTTACTCTGGTCAGTGGTGGGCGCTTCCTGCTGTTAACGCAACAGATGCGCTGCTTGCCGGCGCGGACTTGGAAGATGCGGCCAAGATAGCTGCAAAAACCGCAGCCGCCCAATACATTACCCAGCAAATTACAGGGTACGTGGGCGAGTCCGATACGGTTCGCCAGTTTGGGCGTGACATATCAGAGTTGTTGGATGCGCAAAGTGCGCCCGGTGGCGTGGATTCATGGTCGGAATGGGCAGATTACGCGGAAGCGGCCATACCCGAAGAAGACATTATTGCGTTTGCCAACCTTGGATCGAATGGTCTTAATGCAGCCGCGCAAACTGTCGTAAGCGGGGTCGCTGGCGCCGCTGCTGCGGGTGTTAATGCGCTGATTCAAAAGAAAGACATTCCGTCAGCGCTACTGCAAAGCGTTACAAACACAGCGTTCCGCACTGTGTTGAACTCGGGGCTGTCGAACGACGCAATTAGAAATGCTCCGGACTTTGTGAAGCGGGCGTTGGCCACTGCTGGCGCGGCGGGTGTGCTTGGCGAAAGCATGTCGCAGGCGGGCGCAGGATCATTGCTTAATGACGCAATGATTTATGTCAAAGACCAGCTTGCAGATAAATACAAAGATCTAACAAAAACAATTTCGAGCACATTCCCAAACCCATGGGAATCTATGCAAGGCGGCCCAGACACGTTTACGAGTACCGCCGACCCTATGGACAAAGCCAGGGCCGCGCTTAATTCGTTTACCAAGTGGTCAGAAGCGGCAAAGTTACAGTACAAACGGTATGAAACCGCGTTTAATAATATTCCCGTATTTCAAGAGGAATTAACTTCGCATTACAACATGCTCACAGATCCGGCTGCATTTGCTGCGGCTCGACGCGATCCGAATAGCGGTTATGGCTATTCGTGGATGAGCGATGATTTTGCTAAAGAGCGTATGTTGCAGGCGTATAAAAACGCCGAAACCGGGCTAACCAATTCTAAGTTGGTGGTATCAGAGTTTTCGTCGCAATATTGGCCAGAATTTTTACCAAAATTAGAGGCGGCACGGCAGCGGTTTGCAACGGAAGTAGCAAACGCTACTAATATTGATGCGCAATTGGCAGCAGAAGCGCTGTCAACAATGCAAACGTATGATCAGATTGCCAATACCGTTGCGCTTGCGCAAGGCGTAGACGTAAGCAAAGCGGATCGAGTGCAGATTCGCAACTTAATGGATCAAGACAAACCGCTAGAGGCGGCGTACAACTACGCGGTTAAGACAAATCCCAACTTCCTTACAGAGTCCATCAAGAAGTATGAGTCCGACGTTGCAGCGGGCAAGACGCCTGACTACAACGCCATGGACCTTTTGGTGCGAGACCTTAGTAAATACGATGTTGTAAAGCGCCTCAATCCGGATTTCAATGCTGATGAGTACAAAAAGATCAATCAGCTGGACGTCTCCAATCCGTATGAGCACTACCTAACCAAGGGTAAAGACGAAGGATTGATGGGCAGCCAGTTGGAAACAAACTGGCGTACGTCATTAGAGAAGTCCCGGTTGCTTGGTGAGGCCGCCCAGTTAATTGGCGTTGGTGTCAATGAACTGTCGCCAGAAACTCGACAGGCTCTTAGCACGGCAATTGACCAAAAGTTTGCAGATCCCCGCGACTTCAAAGAGATGGCAGAAACATCTCTGCGCAATTGGGATGATGTTGCTGGTTTGAAGTTGGCCCCTGCCCGTCTGGCCACGCTGAAGTCTGGCGAAGGAATGCAGATTGACGTGTCTGGTGCTGGCATCAAAGCTGTGGAAAGTTTTGAGTTTGGCCCTGATGACAAGCTTGCTGCGATGGGCTATAGGCGGCAAGCAGATATTGACGCGGATATTTCCAAGGGTAATGCAGAGCTACAAAAATATTTTGGCAAGTCAATTACAGATAAGGTTCGGATTGGCACCACCGACGATATGGCGCGTGGTGTTGGAAAGTTTATTGAGATACCTAATACCAATACGCGAGCGTATGTGGTGTCGGTAGCCCCAGATGCAGAGCTAGATGCTGTGCCTTCAGATAATCTTGCTCGCCTAGATACTCTGGTCAATGCGCCGGCATCGTACTTTGATGGCGATGAACAGTTACGCGATTACTTCAAAGGCATATTAGACGCCGCAAAGGGCGCTGCGCTTAATACGCCCGCTGTTCAATTGTTGCAATTTGCCGGCAACGCAATTGAAACGATGGTTCCTGACACCGCCAAAGGCGTCGGGATGAAGGCGGCGGCCAATGTTATTCAATCGTTCAATGGGCTGGTAACGTTAGCGGGCATCAACCCGTCGAGCACGCCGGTTGGTAAGTTTGCCGAACAACTGATGGAACTTGGCAAGGCCAAGACTTCAGATGAATATCGCGCTGCCGTAGCGGCGATGGAAAAGAATTACGGAGAGGCCAAGGGCGCTTGGGGTGCGGCCAAAGCGATCTGGGGCAACCTTACAAACTATCCAACAGAATTCCTGTCAGAAGTTGTCATTTCTGAAGGTCTGCAAGAAATTGTCCCGCTGCTAATTGGTGGTGGCGCGACAGTCGCGGCCCGTGGTTTGGCGCTTGCCCGTGGCATGGGAACCAAGCTGGCCCAACAAATGGGTGCGCGGGCAGGTCTGGCCGCAGGGGCCGTATCTGATATTGCTGAGAGCGTAGGCGGCTCAGCTGGCAATGCGTTTGAAGAAGCTTATGACATTGCCAAAAACAAGATGGGCAAGTCAGAGGCTGAGGCAACAGAGATTGCTCTTGGCGTAGCTGCGCGGTCAGGTCTTATATCTGGCATGGTTACCGGCCTGTCGCTTGGCATGGGCGGTGGCGCACTGGAAAAGGCATTCCTGGGTAAAACCGGCTCAGGGAATCTAGCGTCGACCATTGAAGAAGTTGGTCGGCGCATGAAAGATGGCGTCAAGATTGTTGGCAAAGAGTTCGCCTCTGAAAGCATAGAAGAAGGGTTAACCAGTGCTTATACAGAAAGCCAGCTTTACGCGCTTGATCCTAGCCGTGACGTAGGCGCCAATATTGCAACGTCCATGATTCTGGGCGGAATTGCGGGCGGCGGAACTGCGGGCAGTGCTTACGGTGCCAAAGCCAGCAGAGACATCATCGCGAACGCGCTGGCCATCAACCCGCAGGTTCAGCAGACAATTCAAAGTGCGCCCAATATTGCGGAGGCGCAAAAGGCGTTAGGAGATCTTGGCATATCGAACGCTGCTGTTCAAACGGATCTGTTGAATAACAAGTTCGATGGTCAGATTGTTAGTTCAAACGAAGCGTATTCAGCCCTTCGTAATAACACGGGGTATAACCCAACAGATGCAGATGTTGCGGCACTGTCAGGCGTTCGTCCGGAGGCCAACCTACAGAACGATGCGCTTCAGTATATTGATCCGCGCATGGTTGATGAGGCGGAAGTGCGCCAAGCCATGCAAGCGCTTGGATATAGCTCGCCCACCAACGAAGAGGTTGCGCAATATTTGGGGCAGCGTGACGAAGCCGGCACGTTAGGCGACATTAATCAAACATTTGATCCAAAAGCAGTTGACGCAGGCGAAGCCGAGGCAGCGCTGCGTGCCGCCGGTTATACGCCTACGCAACAAGATATTGCGTCTTTTGTTGGCGCCAAACCAGAAGCAAACTTGGCCGGAGACGTTCAACGCTTTGTTGATCCTCGCCAAGTGACCGAAGCTGAAGTTCGCAAAGCGTTTGAGGATCTTGGGTACGCACCAACCAAAGAAGAAATAGCGCAATACGTTCGCGCTCCTGGGGCTACGGTTTCGCAAACAGATATTGAAAAACAAATCGGCGCATATGCCGATCCCATGGCTGTTGACAAAGCGGAAGCCAAAGCTGCCTTAGAAGCGGCCGGGTTGAAGAACCCAACCGACGAAGAAATTAACCGTCTGGTTGGCCAGTATCCGGAAGCCGATCTTGCAGGCAAAACAAAGGACCTTTCAGACACACTGCAAATTGAGCGCGTTGTTAAAGATATTGCAGATGTTCAGGCCAAGATTGGCACGCCCAGCACGGTGCCTACTGCTGATGATGTGCTTCGTGCGCAACGCATAGCCGTTGGCATGGTGCCCGGTGTTGGTCGTACATCTGACGCACCTGGATTTGATAAAAACTACGACGTTACTGGCGATGGCAGGATTACGTCGGCGGATGCGCTCAAACTTTCCAAGATGTCCAAAGGCATGGACGTAGGGCCTCTGCCTGCTGGTCTGAAGTGGGAAGCGCCGACCGGCCTGTACAAGCGCATGTTTGACGTTGAGACGGCGGTCAAGAACATTCAGTTTCCAGACACGCTCAGCGAAGAAGATGTACGCAATATTGTTGACGATGCGTTTGATAAGAACCCAGGTCTTACCGAAACGGATGTAACGCGGGTCGTTAATGACGCGCTTACGAAGCTTCCTGCCGCGCCAACTAAGCAAGATGTTCTTGATGCTGTCAACGAAGGCATAGGTGCTCGGTCTGTAGCCGACGATCCCAACACACCTGAGAACGAAGCAAAAGAAGCGACCGGACTGTACCGGGACATTGAGCGGCTAGAGTTTGCGCTAAACAATATTGAGTTCCCGCCGTCTCTGACAGAAGAGCAGGTAAGGGAGATTGTTCAGGGCGCATTTGATGCCAATCCTGGGTTAAGCGATCAAGACGTAACCAACGCAATTGACGCGGCTTTGGATAAGCTTCCTGCTGCGCCAACGCTTGAAGAAATCAATACGGCCGTTGCTGGTCAAATTGGCGCCCGCTCAGTCAAGGACGATCCATCAACTCCCCAGGATGAGTCCAAAGAAGCCACCGGGATCTATCGAGAAATCGAGCGGATTGAGAAGGCGATTGAAGGGATCGAGATCCCGCCGAGCCTAACCGAGAAGCAAGTTAAAGACATTGTTGCCGGGGTGTTTGAAGAGAATCCCGGCCTTTCGCCAGAAGATGTCAAAGGCATTGTCAATACTGCTCTTGACGCGCTGCCTGTGGCGCCTACGCTTGCCGAGATCTCGCAAGAAGTAGACGGCATTGTTGGTGCTCCGTCAGTCAAGGACGACCCGACCACGCCGGAGAATGAAGCGCGCGAAGCCACCGGCGTGTATCGGGCAATTGAAGCCACGGCTGCTGGCGTAGAGACCAGACTGGGCGCTGCAATTGCAGACGCCAAAGCTGCGGGCCTAGAAGGCGACGCTGCGCTGGATGCGGCTATTAAGAAAGTGGCGTCTCAACTTGGCACGAGCGAAACAACATTGCTCGCCAAGATTGGCAAGACGGCGGAAGATCTATCTAAAGACTTTGCCGCACAACTCGAAACAGTCACTGGGCAGATTACGACTGTTGAGCAAGCGATTGGAAAGCCGGCATCTGTAGACGCCCAGGGCAACAAGATTCCGGCGACAGGCATATACGCTGAGATTGCCAAGAATGAAGCCGCTGGGATGACGCGCGATGCGGCTACCCAGAAGGCTATCGCTGATTTGTCCAAGCAGCTTGGCGCTTCGGAAACGGCAGTCAAAGCAGCGCTTACTGCCACCGAAACCGCACTAGGTGGCCGCATCACAACAGTCGAGCAAGCTATCGGAGCGCCGGCTTCTGTTGATGCAAATGGCAATCCCGTTCCTGCTACCGGCATCTTTGCTGAGATAGCCAAGAACGAAGCGGCGGGGATGTCCCGTGATGCTGCTACGCAGAAAGCAATCACCGACTTGTCGGGCCAGTTAGGAGTTGCCCAAGAAACAATATTGGGCGAACTGTCTAAGGCCGAGACAAGGTTTGGAACTGCTCTAGCGGGCGTTCAAACCGCCGTTACCGGCCAGATTGCTGCTGCGCAGAACCAGATCATGGAGCGCATGGCATCT